TCTACTTGAATAGAAAAAGCGAGCTAAGAGACGATCTCGATTAAACTGCTTGAATAAATAAGCAGGAATAGGATTTGGGAAGAACTCTACTTTTTCCATTGAACTGCGCATACTGCTAAGCGTTGAGCATTATTAGGATATTCCTTCTTCATTACTGCATCGCCCATACATCTGCGGATAAACTCCTCTCTTTGTTCTGTTGGTGTTGGTTTAGGTAGTGGCATAGTTATTTATTTAAATTGGTTATTAAGGCTTGTGATTCTTCTAAGAGATATACTCTTTTGGGTTTCTTATCTTGCTCCCATAGCGTAGTAGTAGGGCATTGTAATTCAATAGGCTCACCAAGCACAAGATCGTTTAACCAGAACAAGTAATTAGCTTTAGGGTCATTCACAAAGTATAGCTTCACTACATCTTTAGGTTCTCGCATCATCATATCGTACTTATACTTCTCAAGCATCTTATTCTCATAGTACTTGTTCCTGAACTTCATTTCGATAATGCACTTATAACCTTTAGGTGTTAATCCCTTAGCATCATAATGCTCGTATCCACCTCCACACCATTCAAGCTGCCATCCATCAAAACCGTTATACAAATGCACGATGCTCTGCTCAAGTTTATGTACTCTATCTATTGTCATTCAGTTTGTCTAATAGTCCTACAATCTCTTTAATGGTACTTGGACAAGCACAAGGTACTTTATGCTTTACTTTATAGTACTTAGTCATTAGATCAGCCATTACAGTTCTCTGATAGTAAGTAGCTGTTCTTTTAGGTCGTACCTCTTCCCAGAGTAATTTATCTTCTTCAGTCATTATCTTTAGTTTGAAATATCAAAACCATACTATCAAAACTACCTGCCTTATTATTAGAGAATTTTAATCTTCCTTTTACAAATCTTATCTCAGGATTATTCGGTAATATATAATCGTGAAATAACTTTGTAGATGTTGAAACAGGAAGTAAGAAAACAACGGTCTTACCCTTTTTATATTCCTCTATGCCCTTTAAAACAAAAGCCTCTTTACTTTTTCTATCATAAGGAGGATTAACAAAATTACTTTGTCCCCATTCAACTTTTAATCCATCCCATTCTTCTATATTATGATTTAATGGACAAGGATCGAAATCAAAGTTAAATTCCTCATTTAAGTCATCATAAAAATTCTTGGGTGTTGGGTAGTTATTATGAAACAACTTTCCGTTTTTTCCAATATGATCACTCATCGCACTCCTCTTTACAAGTCAAGCAATTTAAATAAAGTTCTCGTTTATGACACCCGCAATCCTCTTTACCGAATTGTCGTGCAATCCAAAAAGCGACCCGATACGCATTACCAAGAGTAAGCAGCTCTGTAATTGCGTGTACCATTGTACCCAGTTTAATGTAGCATCCTAATTTCATTTCTCTTTATAGTTTATCTTTTAAGTATTTCTTTACCTTCTTGTAAGTATTGTATAGTGAGTAGTAGCTAATGTTGGTCTTTCTACTAAGCTCTGATATGCTTTCTCCTGATTCGATAATCTCATAGACCTTCTTATCGTACCAGTACATATTTTCTAACTCCTCTAAAATAATATCGTACTTTTTCTTGTACTCAACCTGCTCATCGTCTTCAATATCGTAGTTATCGAAGTCAAAATCTCCTTCCTTACGTTCTCTTCTTTTGTGATCTAAGAAAATAGTAGTGAGCGTTCTAAAGATGTAGAAGTGGTTTACATCATTACCAAATGTAATATCCTTGCCATCTGCTACTAACTTACCGATACGCAGGTACATCGACTGCACGATATCTTCAGCAGTTTCAGGGTTACAGCCAAAAGACTCCACGATGTCGCACCAGTCTCTATGTCGTTCGAATAGCTTCTTTAAGATTTCCATACAGTAACGATTAGAGCAAAGAGCGTTAGTAAGACTGTGTGTCTTTCATAATAATCGTCTTCGTCTATCTCGTCTGTATCGGGTTCTTGTAGTGGATTGTAGAATAGATACCCAAGTGCCAATCCGTAGGTTGGGACGAACTGGATGTGTATCTGACTATCTCCGATTTGAATAATCATATTTAATTGGTTAGTGATTGCTTTATATGTTGGACTAAGTTTTTACCATCTATTTCGTATCCTACATTGTTTTTAACTGATCTAAGCTTAATAGGCTCATCCATAATTGTAGGCTTACCTCCTGTATCAATATCTTTTATCTTACGTACGTGAATATGTGAATACATCCAGTCCGTTGGATGGCTAAGATAACGGTGAAGGCATAAGAAGGAATTACTCCTGTTGATAAACTTACCCCCTCCTTCGACATCTGCTGCCATTGGTGGAATAGGATGACCTGCGTATGGATGCGAAGCTGTGTGAGTCTTTCTAAGAGCTTCTGTATTTGCGTGAGTATTTAACCACAACGCACAATTCATTTCTGTACAAAATTGTCTAAACTCAGTTGTTGCTAAGTAGTCGTACTCGTGCTTTCCTAATTTAGCTGCACCTACATCGGTTACTAAGGAGTTATACGGGTCTATCAGGAATCCATCATAGTTAAACTCTTTTTTAATCTCCTTAGCTTCCGATAATAGTGTTTTGTATGTGTAAAGTTCTGAAGGGTCGATGATCTGAAAGTTCATTGAGATTCTAATCAATCGCTTTCTAACCTCATCTTCAGGGATTTTATTTAAAGGCAAACCAGTATCGAACTCTATCAGTTTCTTGTACAACGAGTGTGGTGTATTCTCAGAAGAGAAAATTAGCCACTTGATATTATGTTTAATTGTGTACAGAAACATTAAATAAAGCATCGTTTGTGTCTTACCTGTATTTGCGTGTCCTAATATTACTGTGAACTCTCTTTTAAATCTAAAATAAGTGTCTATCTCATCTACTCCTAATTTGAGTCCTTCTTTTATTTTTCCAGTTCGTATGTCGTTTAATGTCTCAAGTGTCTTTGCTATGTTTACTATCATTGGTCTTTCGTTTGTCTAAATATAATAAAAAAGGCGGATGGTTAGTCCGCCCCTATATTAAAATGGTAAGTCGTCATCCCGATCAGGTGAGTGATCTTCTACTGTTACCTCAGCTTGAGTACCTCCAATCTTCCATCCTTGAATGGTGTTGAAGTACTTTACTTCTCCTTGTGGTGATGTCCACTCTCTACCCCTAAGATTGATTCCTACCTCTACCTCATCTCCTACATTGTAGTTGTTTAGAGTTTCGCAGTTATCCTTAGTAAACTCTACTAAGATATCTTGAGGGTATTGCTCTTGAGTAGTTACTACCACATCTCGCTTAGTGAATCCACTACCGAAAGTTTTAGTCTGACCAATAACTTTGATTTTTCCTTTGATTTGCATTTTATCCATTGTTTATAAAGGTTACGAAATTTCTTGCTGTGTTTACCACATCATTCTCTGAAGGTTGTACCGACTGCAAAGCGTGATAGTCAATCGCGGCTTTAATCATTGATTGTCTAATGATGTACGTTTGCGTGTCTTCCTTGCTTCCCGAACTTTTAGATGCAGAATAATTCTGTCCTTGAGGTTTGTCATAGATGACTTTACCAGTTCCGTATTGAGGATTTTTTTCATAGGTAATATTTTCTCCTATTTCTTTTTTAAATTCTCCTTTAGCTAAGAAGCTAAGGATATCACCATTCGCAAATCCTACTTTGAATTTATTGAATGTCTGTTGTCCGTTCGACCAAGTTCCCATTGGCTCGATTGAGGTAATCCTACCTGTCTGCGTTGTTTTCTGCATTTTTTAATTGGTATTGAAGATTTAAAATTTCGATGTTAAGCTTTTCGATGTGCTTTTCTAAGGCTTCTATACGTGCCTCTTGATAGGTAAGTCTTTTATCTTTCATACCCACCAGTTCAAACATAAGTTTTTGATTATCATCTCTTAGTTCGTCTAATTGTTGTAATCTTTTTCTAAATGAGTCCATAACTAAATACCTATATGTTGATTATCTACATTGTATTCAGTCGTACTCGGCTGAGAAAAAATGTCTAAGATGATTTTGCCATCTTCTAATCTTAATTCGTACTCACTTGGCTTGTAGAAAGCAGTACGATTAAGTACGTCCTCACATATCTCATATGTGATTAAGCTCTTGTTGTAAAGTGTCTTAATGTCCATTTGTAAATGATTTTTAACAAATTTATAAAACTTTACGATATACGCAAGTGTGTTGCAAAAAAAAAGAGGAACAGCTTTTACACCACTCCCCTTTAATTACAAACAAAGACAGAATTAAGACCTTATAAATATACAAGGATGTTTATCTCATTCCAAGTCAGTTTAGTTTTTTAAGTTCTTTCTGATAGTACTCGATCATCTCTTCCAGTTCATAAGTAGAGAACTTTACTATTTCTCGAGCTTTTACTACCAGTTCTTCAGCTGTACCTTCTCCATAAGTCCGATCTAAGAACTTAGAGTACTCATATTGTTCGCCTTGTGAGAATACATTACATTTTGGACATTGTGGATGCACATTTAACTCATCCCATCGTGTAGAGTAATGCTTACGGCTCTGAAAGTGTCCTGCTTGTATTTTCTTTATCTCGAACTTCCTACCACAAGTGCAACAGGTGCATACACCGTTCTTAGCGTGTTTAGTACGTATATAAAGAGAGAATACAGTATCTAACTTCTGTACTATCTTAGATCGTGAAGGTTTCTTAGGAGTAGGCTTTTTAGTCCTATTGGGCTTTCTTCTTATCATCCTGAGTTCTTAAACAAGCAGAACCTAACCAAAAGTCGATTTCTTGTACTGCTCTGTAAATGGTTCGACTATCTTTTTTAGTCTTCTCTATCTCAGTCTTTGTAGAATCCGAACCTAAGTTCGTGTACATCTTACAATCTATTTTAAATAATTCATCTACTTTATCTCTATCACTAAGGTTACTCTTTACTACTTGGTCAATTTGTTCTCTTAGTGTCATAGTCATTAAATAGGATTTAGAATTATAAGATTATTTATGCTTTTATAGTTTGTTGGTTCACAAATGGGTATAGGTTGCCCTACCGTACCATACCCAGTTTTATGCTTCCAAAGATGTCGGACACATAAAGGGTGTGTATCTTTAATAGGTTAAATACACTCGCTAATTCCACTTGTCCTATCAAGTACAGTCCCTCGTTTAGCTTTCGGTTGAGGTGGTGCTTTGACTGCTCCCCATTCTTGCACCTTTAAGTTTGTAGCCGAACCGAGTTGTTAGACGCATAAGCTACAAAGCCAAATATATACTATTTTTCGCTATCTTTCATAGAAGTACCAAAATAAAATCCATAAATACTAAGTGCGATTCCTTCTATGATACCGATCAAATGGTAAAAAAGCTCTTTGTTTTCTTCAGGAATCTCTAAAGCAATAATCGCCCAAATAATTACACCAAAAGCAGATAATCCTACAATACCAGTAAGATTAAATAGCCAATCGTGCTTTCCTGCCTTTGCAAGCTCTACTTCTCTGTTACGTGCAGAATCTCTATCCGATACCTCAGCCTTATAAGCCTCTATAAGCCATCTATGAGCTTCTTCTCTTTCTTCAGGTGTTAGTTCCTGATCTGTATCAATTAAGTTCTTTAGAACACCTAATACACCGTTCTCAGGAAGCAATTCTTTTGCACCGAATAATAGCTTACCTACTTTTGTTTCTTTAAATGGTTTTTTACTCATAACTAATATGTCCAGATGGAATTTGGTTTGTCAGGGTCGTTGTCCACGTGAATAAAAGTCTTAGCGATTCCAATTCTTGTGAATCCTGCCTCTAAAAGCGACTGAACTATTTTAAGCCTCTCTGCGCCACTTTCACAAGCAATGTCTGCTGCGTATCCTTTTAGATGGGAAGAGTTCTTAGAAACCTTGTAACCCCCTTTCTCAAGCCTTTCTATGTCAGCTTCTACTCTAAATCCTGAAGTAATCTCAAAGGGAATACCTGCAATGTGTCGTGCTTGATTAAGTAAGTAAAGAAAGGAAGGTTGCATAAGCTGACCGCTTCCTTGTTGTAGTGGCGAGTCGAACTCGTGATATTTAAAGTAGTTAATCATTCCTTACTGTTCGCTTAGAAATCTCTTTACCCTTCTTACTTAACCTTACCTTAACATAGTCAGTCGTTAGTTTTTTTTTGATGATAATCTCTACGTCATCATTAGCGTAATGCTTCTGAATAACATTGATAATAGGATTGTCTTCTGTTGATTCTAACCACCCTGCTTTAGCTGTTACATCTTCTTGGTAAACTACCTTATGAGATGCACAACTGGTAAATAGGATAAGTAATAGGATAAGTACTTTATTCATTTATTAACTCTCTTAAGCGTTGTATATCTTTTCTTACTCTTTCTCTTTCAAGTTTGAAGTCTATCACTTCATTCTCTAACACTCGTATATCAGGAAAGATATAGGTGTTTTGATTGTATCTTAAACTTCTTAATTCATCTTCATTATCGGTTATCCTTCCTTCCAATCCGAAATACAAATAAACCGCAGTACCCACTAAGACAACAATCTGAATGAGCCATTTAATGTTTATAGATAAACTTGAGTCATCATTTAGTTTCGGAGTTGTCATTGATTTTATCTTTGATTTCTCCTTTTATGTAATAGTACACCTCTTTACCTAATAGACCAAAGAACCCACCTATGAGTCCAATAATCGCTGCGTTTACAAATCCTAACAAACTTACTGAAGATACTGTAGTGAATATATAACCACCAAAGAATGATATTTTATTGTCGAGGCTCATTAGTATAACATTTTATGCAACCAACAATATCTTGTTCTATTGTCTAAGTACTCTAAGTCTTCATCATTCTCATACGCTTCTCTTTCAAACGAAATGTTCTCGTATGCTTTAGAACCATAGAAAGGTAGCTTAAGCAAATACTCAATAACGTAAATGAAATAGAACGGTAGTACTCCTAATTCAAGTTGTTGTTGGAAGTGGATTGATTCGTGATTAATGGTCTTTTGACCTCTAAGATTCCAAAACTCATCATCGCTATTGTACTTCTCTCTTAAGATCACTACTGGAAATAATGACATTCCACCGATCGGCATAAGAATAGACATAGCATTTAGAAAGTTGTCAGAATAGATTACAAAAGGTCTTAACTTCTTTAACATATCTTATGGTTTTTGTGGGCGAGTGCCGTTAGGAAAATCAGCTTGAGATGGGTAATCTCTTAGTTCTTGTCTGTAAGTAAGATAAGCCGAATGTTGCGGATGGTCTGTAACAGGTACAATCCAATCTGTTGCCGATAACTCAGCATCTCTCCATTGTCTTTCTTCTTTTATTTTTTCCTCAGCACTTGGCTCTTGTGGAGCGTACCAATG